CCCCATGATGGGCCACCGTTTTGTTGTATGTGTTGCCTAAAGGCTTCTTCATACATCACTTGTCCTGTTTGTCTAATTCGTATTTGCATTTTTTGTCCTTATGCGATAGCAAGAAAGATGAAGCTACCACCTGATGTATTGACAGGTGACGAAGATGTTAGTGTAAATCCACCGCTAGATGCATATGTTCCATTGTTACCTGTGATTTGTGCCGAAGCAGAATCTAACAATAAATATGGGCTAGAGCTACTTGTCAACCCTCTTGTTGAATCAAACACATACCAATCACCAGTTGAGTCCGTGCGTTTTGCAAGAATAAACCTAGCACCTCCAGCTCCAAAACCACAAGCAATAGATTGTGTAGAACCTGTTCCTGTGTATGAACCTACATAAGAAACACCTGTAACTGTTGCAAATAAATAAGCAACATATGTATAACCTGACGCATTTAAATCTGCTGAACCACCATTTACATTAAATGTTGTTGATGTTGGGTTTGTGTTATTCCACCATGCACCGGCACCAGGAGTGCTATTATAATTTAAGTTCATAGCATAACCATTGCCAACAGTTGCTGAATAAACTTTCCAATTTGATGCGTTACTTCTACTTTTAACAATTAGCAATTGTGGGGCTACGCCTAAGTTATGGGTTATTTGAGTAGTTGTTACACCATTTCCTGTATAACAAACTTCATCAAAGAATCCGGGTGCTCTAGCAAAGTTCCAATAAACAGCATTAGTAGAACCATTAAAACCAGCATCTACAATAGCGGTATTGTTATCGAAACCAATTCCTTGACCAGTTCCTGATGCACTTCCTTCTGCTGATGTTGATTGTGATTGAAGATAAACAATAGAAGTCTGACTACTGCCTCTTAACCTATCAATAAAATAATCACCAGTTCCACCAGTAGTTGTACTTATAGCCAAATCAGAAGGAAAACCTGTAGTAACAGTATATGGTGTTGCACTTGCATTAACTGTTCCAGATGGACTAAACACACTTGTCCCAGTAGTAGGAGTAGCCATTGGGCCTCTGCGTATGGCTATGTAGATGTAAGATGAACTACTAGCCAACCATCCGTTATTAAAAGTAATGCCTGTAGCTGTTGGCGCAACATATAAACCAGAAGCTATATTTTCTGCGTTAGTTAAATTTGGTTCTAGGTTTGATGTTAATGTTTGAGACATTCCACGCATAACATCTACAATAAACCATGAATTTCCGCTTCCTGTTGTAGCTTTATATAAAATCCATTGTGGTTCCCATCCAAAATTAACCGTTGCATTACCACTACTATCAGTAGTAAAAGACCCACAACTAATAATATCTTGTGTTCCTGTTAATCCAAAACCACCTGTACCACCAGCACCAAATAAATAGGCAATATAATTATTTCCACTTGCACTTAAAACGCTACTTACATTAAAGTTGGTTGATGTTGGAGCTGTGTTATTCCAAACAGAAGGAGTTCCTGGACCAGATTGTGATGCGTTTGTATTTAATACTGCTGAATAATTTTGAGGATTTGTTCCTCCATTCATGCCAATATGATAAACAAACCAATTATTAGAACTACTTAAATTTTTAGTAATAATAAATCCTGGAACACATCCTAAATTGTGATTTATAGTTTGTGCTAAACCTGTGCCTGTCCAAGTTTGAATATCAAAAAACTTAGGTTGTTTACGGAATGTCCAAGATACTAAATTATCTGATGAACCAAATCCATAAGTATTGGTAAAACCATTTGTTAATGGTGTAATTCCTGCGCCATAATCTTGTGATGCAGTATTGTTTGTATGTAAATCATACCCCCAACCTCTTGCGCTATCTTCTAAAAAATGATTGCCAGTATTATTTCTTTCTTTTGTCCAAACCAAACCACCATTGTCAAGCAAATCAATTTTATTTGGTACAGATAAACTTCCTGTTCCATTGCCTGTATAAACATAAGTGCTAAACACATTTTCTACATAAGTAGGTACATAAGCCGCACCACCACCATAGGCATCTTGCGTTACATTACCTGAAGTTTGCTGAAGTGGCATTGCTAATCCTTATTTGTATTGTGTAAGGCTTGCCAAAACTGTGTATGTGGCACTTCCTGTTTTAATAACAGCATAACGATAAGTATCTAAACCAGAAGCATTACCAGCACTAGGTGCACCACCAATCCATTTAGGTGATACAGATACACCATCAATAGTAACAGCATTATTGTAATATGCAGTAGAACTTTGTGTTGCAACCATTGTAAATGTTACAGATTGACCTATTGATAGTGCTGTATTTAATGATATGCCAGAACTGAAAGCAATGTTTAACGTCCAGTTGGTAGTAGCATTAGATGTATAGTATTGAACTAGTCCACCTTGAACGTAGTAATTTGTTGTACTTGTTGGAGCTGAAGCAAATACATTAACAGATTCGGTTGAATTTAATAAATTGATACCAAATTGTGTATTATTAGGTATGAATTGTATATTGTTTGAATAGACTGTGTTTGCATAAACATTTCCTGATATACCGACACCACCTAGAACAACTAAAGCACCAGTAGATGTATTAGTTGATGCTTGTCCGCTATTTGCTGTGATTGTGCCAGCAACAACCTCATTTTGATTAACAATAACATTATTAACATTAACGGTGGTCGTAGTGCCAGTCACCTGTAAGTTACCAGATACGATTAAATTACCACCAAAAATAGTACCAGATGTGTTTGCAAGAGCATTATTGGCTGTATTGTAAGATGCTTGTGCTAACACATTAGCTGAATTGGCTTTATTAAATGCTGATTGTGCTAAAGTAGTACCAGTATTAGCTTGGTTGTATGCTGCGGTAACTGATGTTGTTGCGGAGTTGGCTGCATTAAAAGCAGCCTGAGTATATGCACCAACTTCAATACCATTATCATAAAGATTTCCTGTAAAATTAACACCAGTCACACTACTCACAGTCATAACAGTTGTACCATTGGCCTGTACTGCCAATGTACCTGATGAATTTACATCTCCTGCTGTTTGTAAACCTGCTGTGGTTGCATTAATTATTGATGACATTTTATTTCCTTAGATAATTACCCAGCGTTGTCCGTTTGATATTGTGACGCTAGCTCCGTTATTTATGAGTATAGGTCCAACAGAAAGACCATTGTGATTACTTCCTATAATCACATTTGATGTTATTACCGTACTGTTTATATCTATAATTGCACTTGAACTTGCTGCGTTGGCGGCTGCATATGCTGAATTGGCTAGTGAATATGCCAAATTGGCCTCATTAAAGGCTGCCTGCACAAACGTACTAGAACCAGCCGCATTAGCCGCATTGTAAGCGTTTTGGGCCAATGATGATGCCAGATTTATACTTGTATTTTGTGAATTTAAAACAGATTGTAAATTCGTGCCATTGAAAATAATCGTATTGGCATAGATTGTATCACTGGTGAATTGAACAGTACCTGACAGGATTCTTACTTCAACTGTGGAACCATTATATGGTGGCTCCGAAAACACAATAGTGTTGTTGATGATTGAATATGAATTCTGTATCTGTACAATACCATCAACAGAAGCAATAACATTGTTTGCAAATACTGGTGTCTGTGTTAGTGTGAATGTTGTGTTTGAACCATTACCATTGAATGTGTTCAATGTTAAAAACAAAAGACCAGTATTATTACCTGCATTAGGTGTTGGTCCAAATTCAATCCATGTGTTGCCGTTTATATATTCATATACTTTGGCGGTATCAGTATGTACCCACAAATCAGTATTGTTTGCGGCTAACGGTACTGTGTTTTGATACCAAGTATATGTTTTACCATTTGCAAGGTTCAGTATGGTAGAACCATCAAATGTGATTGTCTTACTTGTTGTGTTTGTACTGATACTGATACCATTCGTTGAATTGAATGATAGAATATCAGTATTGGATGTTGCAACTAGGATGGAACCATTAGAGACAATGGTTGAAAAAGAATTTGTTGAAGTGCCAGTTGAGATGGAAGCAATGGCACCTAATGCATTTTTGTAATACAACTTTCCATCGGCGTAGTTAATACCCAACTCACCGTAGTTTAGTGTGGTTGGTACATTACCCGGTACGCCAGATTTTTTTAACTGAATTGTTGTATTTGCAATTGTCATTTATTAGAATGTTCCGCCGTCTTCTTCTTGACTGTTATCTACTTTTGTTTCATGTGGTACAACTTCAAGAGTTTTCTTTTTCACTGTAGCGGAAGACAATGGAATGATTTCCTTTTTCTCCTCAACAACATTCTTTGCATCGTCAAGTTTCTTGCGTTTGGCAGGACTCAATTGCAGATATTCAATTTTATCTTGTAACAGTTTTAACTGTCCAACAAATTCAAGAGTTAGTTCTTGTATCTTCTTATCATATTCATTACGAGTCTTTTGATGTTCATCACGTTCTTTCACCAACTCATTTCTGAAAGTATCAATGTGTGTAACTTGGTGTCTAACCGATTCATAATTATTTTTTGTATTAGATAATTCTTCGTTCAGTTTTCTTATTTGTTCTGCTTCACTTGAACGCTTCTCAATTTCATGTTCCAACTCTTGTATTCTATTTTGTTGTTCCTGTATTAATTCTTCACTTACTTTTGAATTCGCTTGTAGGGAGATATTTCTTAGAACAGCATCTTGCATTGTTCCAGTCATTATCTCCACATAATAATTCACATACTTTTCACTCATATTAAACTCCTGTTATAATAAATTAGAAAGAACCTCCATCCATAGCGGATGACCATACAGGAACACCTGCATTGGTTACTGTTAAGATTTGATTTGACCATGTTTGGTCAGATGAACCAGCCGCAGCAGTAACTTGCATTGCGCCTGTGCCATTGCCATAAGTGATACCGTTTTGTGTAAATGATGTTACACCTGTACCGCCTTGTGGTACTGTTAAACCAGCAATTGGTGCCCATGCGGCAGACGTTGTTCTACCATAAGCATCTACTGTCAAACCGATTAATGTTGAGTTGGTACCATATGTACCTGTATTGGAGTATGTTGTGTTAGCTAATGTGCCTAGTGCTCCTGTTCCAGAACCCACAAGGATAGAACCATTGGTGAATGATACCTGACCAGTACCACCATTTGGCACAGTCAATGCATTAGAAAGAGTTACTGCACCACTAACACTTAAACCTCCCGCCAAGTATGCGTTACCACCAACACCTAAGTCATTTGTTGTATTTGCTCGACCAGTTAATGTTGTAGATCCACCAACACTTAAACCACCTGCAAGTGTTAATGTACCTGCCGTGATTGCGCCATTTGATGTATCGATACCACCAACTTTAATTGTATCATATATTGTGTTTGCATCAAATGTAACAGTAGTAGAGGGTTCAATGGATACATTAGAGAATAATTTCCATTTATTATCTGTATAGTCACGTACAAAACCAGTGTGTTGGTAGTGTGAATATGCAGATGCTCCTTGGCCAACAAAGTGAGCAACCATACCAATATCAACTAGGTTACCGGCATTGTTTGATGCCAAGTAAATCATAGGATCACTAATGTTCAATGTCGATACTGCATTTGCGTAAGTAATATTACCAGAAATGGCCAAATTTTGTGCAGTAATTGTACCACCAACTGTCATATTATTGGTTGGTAAAATAATATCTGTGTTAAATGTTTGTGGTCCAATCGATGATAAATTGGTACGTGCAACTGTATTATCTACACCGAAATAAATCGTTTCGTTATTATTTACATTGGTAGTAATACCAGAATTGGTATTTGCTTTGAGTGTTAAAGTTGAACCTGAAAATACTGTATTACTACTTGTGCCATCCGAAACAGAGAACGAACTGGTAACTGTCGTATTGGCAATGGCCATAATGCGTCCATTGGCGGCAACTTGTAAGACAGGTATAGTAGAAGAAGATACTGTTGAACCGCCGTAGAACCCTGCGGATAGACCCGGAACTGCATTTAAAGCTGCATTGAGTACTACAGGTGCGGTGCCGTTAAATGAGACTGCACTGGCAGTAATGTCTCCACCTGAAATGGAAAAGTTTTCTGCGGTATCTAATGCAACTGCGGTGTTGGCCACACCGTATAATCTACCGTAAAAAGCACCATTCGTGTCACGTTTAACCAAAGTCGATGCGGTATTTGCATTAGTTGCTGCATCGAGCGTTGAGGTATAGTATTGACCACCAACGTTAACCACACCATTACCACCTGGAGTACCAAGGAACAATGTGTTAGATGCATATGAGTATGCAAATTCACCCTGTTTCAAAGACGATGGTATACCAGTCGTAAGGGAACGTTTGATTAAAATATTTGTGTTTGAAATGGACATTTCAGAATCCTTTTATTATTATTCTTTATTTATTAATACGTACCACCGTCAATAGTTCCTACAAAATCTCCAGTAATAACAACATTACCAGCAACATATGTGGAATTATTGACTACTAAATTGTCAGCAATCGCAACATTGCCTGATACGGTTCCACCCATGGTCACAAAATCATAACCGGTGTTTGCATAATAAAGTGCGGTATTTGAGGCTGTTACAGCATTGTTTGCTTCAATACTAATTTGATTGATTTCACTTTGAACATCTGTGGCACCCACAAATGTAGTTGTGCCTTTGACAACTTGTGGATTGCCTTGATTAACTTTGACGCTAATTCTGGAGATTGGATTGACTGTAACTGATGGCATCTATTCGCCTTATCTAGTTACAGAAGGAGATACGTATATTTGACCTTCAAGTACTCTTGTCACTAAACCACTAGATGTTTGTCTGATTGTAACATCATACACCAGTTTACCTGTTGCTCCTGGAGAAACATTGGCGGTCGTGGCCGCATCAGCAGATAAGGTGATAACACCATTATTTGCATCTGTTATCTGTGTGGTAAAAATGATTGTTGCATTAGCAGAATAGAAAGAACGTCTAGCCTGACTAGAAACTGTGAAGCCATTTAGATTGTATGGAACTCCATAATTATCGTCTAATGTGATTTGACTGTTAAAGTCAGCACCTTGTTCTAGGTATTGGTCTTGATATCCTGCTGGCATAGTAGATACTCGGGGTTGTTATTTAACTATTTAGTATTTGCGGATACTCTTTTTTTAACCAATCCAAGTTCATTCTGTCATCATTTTTCTCATACCAACCTTTATTTGTATATACATTCAGCACAGATTGGAAATATTCTTCATACATTTGACCAACTTTATCTAGTGTAAAGTTCTCTGCCCACTTGCGGCAGTTATGTGGATCAATCTTATCAACGTTTTTTGCAGCCCAAACAAACTGTTCAAAGGTTCTGCAACGGTAACCGGTATATCCGTGTAGATTATTTTCAGCGAATGAACCCCAGTCTGTTGTAATTGTGGGTGTTCCAGAGAATAACATCTCCATTTGCACACCACCAAAAGGTTCGGTATACATTGACGGAACAAATGCAGCCTTGGCATTTGCCATTAACTTTCTTCTTTGTTCAACATCCGCATAACCAAAGAACTCAACATGGTCACCAAACTGAAGATTGTCTGGATTTTGACCAGCAATAATCAACTTGCCACCAATTTCTTTCACTACCTGTTCCGCAACATGTATGCCTTTGCCGTCATAAACACGACCTAAGAATAGAAAGTAATCTTCCTTCTTATCGTTGAATGTGAAGTCATCTGGATCAAAATAGTTAGGAATAACTGCATCATACCAGTCTTGTTTGCATGTGCCTACAGCGTCAAGTCCGTAGTATGCATGATAAATTGCATAAGATTCAAAGATTTTCCATCTTGCCCAATGTCCACCTGCATAACCGATACCAGGTTCCACACAAATCAAATCTGAATGTGCATCACAAATTGGTTTAACACCTGAACCCCAAAAAGGTAGAATGAAATCGTTCTTTTGTTTTCTATCGTACAGTTCTATTGTCGCATTTTTATAAAATGTCTGATAGGCGTGGTCATTAACATCATACTTATAGAAATTTTTACGCCAATCATAGTTACCATATGCAATTTCTAAATCTTTATTAGTGGTAACTGTTACATGTTCTGTACAGACTAGGTCGGAATCCTCGTGGCCGTAATGTATTACTTCGTGGCCACGAGCAGTCATCATTTTACCAAACTTAACGACCTTCTGTGTATATGCACATGCATTGTATTCTTTTGAAGAAACAGTATGTGGCAATCCTAATATATGAAATCTCATTTTATCTCCATGACAAAGTTATCTATTATATATTACATCATTTTTTTGATGTCGTCAAGTTGTCCTTTAAGTTCTTTAATAGACTCTACAATCAATGGAATCAATCTTTCATATTGAATGGTCAAATATTGGTTATCAATAGGTGCAGGTGGAGTAATCTCTGGCATAATCTTCTGTACTTGTTGAGCAGAAAGACCAACCTCACGTTTAACTTGATAACCTAATGCCTGTGCAGCTTCATTGGCTTCGTAGTAGAAACCACTTAGTGATGTTAATTTGTCTAATGCATTTTCAATGTTACCCAAACGAGTTTTCAATCTATCATCTGAGTAATATGCGGTGATAGGACCAGTTGCAACGATTTGACCTTGTGTTCCTGTTGCAGAAGTGCCAACACCTAATGAATAAACTTGTGCAGAAGATGCTGCGGATAAACCAGCGCCTGTTGCACCAACTTGTCCTGTGGCACCTGTTGCACCTGGAGTTGTTGAAGCAGGACCTGTGGCACCAGTTGCACCAATCACACTCAATCCGGTAGCACCTGTGGCACCAGGAACTGTTGAATTTGCTCCTGTGGCACCTTGTGAACCAGTTGCTCCTGTGGCACCTTGTAGTCCGTTATTACCTTGACTGCCTGTGGCACCTTGAGAACCGGTGGCACCAATAACAGAACCTAGGTCAACTTGTGTAGTATCTGTTTTAGTTAATAATAAGTGTCCGCTAATATTAACAACAGCAGAAGTGTAACCAGGTCCAGTAGCGCCAGTTGCACCGGTTGCACCTGGAACAGTCGATGCTGCACCGGTTGCACCTTGTACACCTGTTGCGCCTGTTGCACCAATACCTGTGGCACCTGTTGCACCTTGATTTCCTGTCAGACCTGTGGATCCTGTGGCACCAGTTGCTCCCGTAGGTCCTGTGGAACCCGGAGCACCTGCAACTGTTACACCTGTTGCGCCAGTAATACGTCCAAAATTATCGTATGTGATAACAGGAACACTAGTATTGGATCCAATAGAACCACCAGTTACAACAGTTGGTAAACCAATCTGTACGATGCCTGTATTGGCATTTGCATTTATTTGTCCAGTGTTTGCATAGATTTGTGTACCAGATGGAATAGAAACTGTTGTGTTAGAAATACTCAACACACGTCCAAATTGGTCAACAGTGATTGTTGGAATACTTGATGTGTTTCCGTATGTTGTTGGATTAACACCAGTAGTTCTTAGTCCAAAATCAATTGTTTTATTAGTTGAATTTGCAAGAACATTAATACCATTACTTGTTGCAGCAGTGTATGTAATTGTATCATTATTGGAACTTGATATAATTGATACACCATTTGCAATATGAGTTACAAATGAAGTTTGTACTGCACCATTTGCTTTAGTATAAACAGTTCCAACATAAGCATTTGTTGATGCAATTAAATTAGATAGATAAACGTTTGCATTATAAACTGCAGCCGATGTTGCAACATTAGATGTACTGTTTAAACTTGAAGAACTGCTTGAAAATTCATCTGTATGGATTCTGTAAAATGTATTATTGTTAATATCATTCAAATCCCAGTATTGTGAACCTTCATTCCAACGAACAGCAGCAGGTGTGCCTGAACCACGATACACTTGGAAGTATGATGTGATTGGAGTTGGGTTACCAGAATTTAAAAGTATTGTATTGGAAGCAATTGTTTGCGTACCAGTTAATACTAAGTTACTAGAAACAGTTAAATTTGTTACTACTAATGTATTATAATAACCATTAGAAGAACTTACATTGGATGTATTGACATTGCCTGTAACATTGATATTACTTACGTTAATTGTGGGTGAAGTTATCAATGAAGTTGCAATAACATTACTAGATGTAATTGTATTGTTTGCAGTAATGTAATTTGTTGATACATTATTTGCATATGTTACTGTGTGTGTTGCAACAGGAGATGTGATTGTATTGTTTGCAACAACATAGTTTGCAGTAACTTGATTCTGTGTTGTTAAATTAGTTGAATAACCATTTGTAAAATTCAAATAACCAACTGAAGTAGAACCAACAACATTTAAATTGCCTGATACTGTCTCATTACCACCAACTGTCAATGAACCACTCAATGAGAATGTGTTTGTTGAAATGTTGTTTGCGTTGATGTTTGAAATTGTGGCACTAGGTGAAGTGACAGAAGTATTAGCAACAATAACTGCAGCAGTTAATTGGTTGTTCAACGTTAAATTTGTACCATAACCATTCAATGTGAATGTGAAATTATTGGATACGGTTGTTGCACCAGTAATATTGACTGAGTTGGAAATGTTTGTTATGCCACTCACAGTAACCGTATTTGATAGTGTAGTAACACCAGATACTGATAGATTACCATATAGTGTTTCATTACCACTTACAGATAAAGCACCACCAATTGTTCCTGCACCTGCAACTTGTATTGTACCACCAATTGTTGCATTGTTTGATACTGCTAGACCTGTACCAGAACCCATCGCTAGAATAGGTCCACTAATGTTTGCCTGACCAGAAGCAACAATACTTAATTGTGTATTGGTGTAGTATGTTTGACCATCTACACGGAAGTTATTCTGTACGTATGCAGAAGAACCTAAACCAACAACTTGTAATTGTCCACCAAAGATGGAGTTATTTGCAACTTGTAAACCTAATGTAGGATCATTTAAGTACAATGTTCCTGTTGGTTTAATATAATTGTTCGCCGCAATATCATTATTCTCTTTTGCAAGAGAATTGGTTATGACCATCCAATCGGAGAATGTATTAGCGTAACTTAGAATTGAAACTGTATTTGACATTACCTTTTACCCAAATTTATTTTCTATTTATTAGTATATTTAACATCGATTTTATATCAGAGATTTCATTTTCTATACTAGAAATTCTCTGTTTATTACGTTCCAATTCTTCAGTCACTCTTTGTTTCTGCCTATGTTCGTTTAGAGCTGCCACGTCCGTATTCAGAATTGCCTTACTTTTCGCATCTCTGCGTAAGTTGGCATGGTCTTTTACGAGATGTGTTGTGACTTTCATCATGATGTGGCAATTGCTCTAAAGTTTTGGAACTGTGGAACGATAGCAGAACTATTAGAATACATTACTACCTTAACAGCAAATGTTTGGAAGTTACGGTATGTAACGCCACTACTTACATAATTAATACCAGATAATGTGTATTCTTGTTCCATGAAATCGGAATAACTTGAAGAATAAGTTACAGTAGAAGATGCATTTGGTACTTGAATCCAAGATTTGTTTGCAAATGTATCTGTATCATCAGCCGCTAGCACTTTGACATACACTTCAATAGATGTTCCTGATTGCATGTTAGCATCAAAGAATACACTAATGTTTTGTGCATCAAAACCAGAAGCCAATGTTACTGCTCTTGTTACATATTTAGCCGCTGCATCTCCACCTGTATATGTTGTCTCAGGAATGTTTTGTTGAGACTTAGAACTAATCACATTGTTAATCATAATCATTGAAACTCTATCTAAGTCAATAACTGGAGAAACATTTGTATCAGTAGTAATCAATTCAGCCTTAACAACAGTATCACCATAAGCAGTGTTGTTTCTTGTTGCCTTCAAATTCACGTTCTGATTTGCCAACAATGGAGTAAATGAACTATCAAATGTTCCATCTATTTGGTTCTTCATTGAGTATGTAATACTTGTGGTATTGTTGAAGTCCAACTCTTGTGTTGTGATATCAACCACATCAAAGTAGAATGAACTATCTGGTGCAGATGAATTAAACACAGCTTCATATGTTTTATTGGTACTAAATTGTGCTTGATACAACTTGAATGACAAGTCAGAAGATTCGTCTGCAATCCAAGTGGAAGCATTCTTTGATTTGAACAATACACCAACGTTAGGTTGTGCAGAAACAATATTTGTTGAACCAATTTGTTGTTGACCAACTGTTGCATAATACAATTGGTAGTTAGTACTATTAGAACCAACAACGATTGCATATTGACCAGGTGCCAAATAAACTGGGTCAGTAAATCCAAAGAATGTTTCTACTGAACCGTCTGTTGATGTTTCAATCTCATATGGATTCATCCATACAGTTGTCAATGGAATCACAGTATCGGAACTTGGATAACCATTAACTGTTGGTCTAATCTGTGCAAATACAGGTAATTGTGAATCAACTGATGAGAAATATAAACTTAAACCAGTTAAGAACACACCGTTTGGATATGCACCAGCAGGTACAAAGAATGTTTGTGATAATGGGTCTGTTGTACAAGAAACAAATTGTGTTCTTGAACCAATTGGTTCACCTTTGCTAGCAGACCATGTATTGAATGAAGATTCGGCACTTGCAAGTGCATCACTATAAGAAAGTCCAGGTCCTACTGGTACACTTTGTGCTGCAGCTTGTGACCTTGTATCCCAAATTGGAGTTTGACCAACTGGACTTGATACGACTCCACTATAAATTGCAGCTGCAAAGAATCCAGGGTTAGTTGCCCATGTGTCATTTCCAAATGAATTGTTTCTGACATCAAATCTCAACAAGTGCATACCAGCGGGAACATATGTAGAACCAGATACCCAATATTCTAATGGCCCATTAGAACCACCGTGAGCGCCTGTTATACCATTAGCCTGTGCATATTGTAATGATGGTGGATATGCAACACTAGTGTCAAATGTAAGTGCAGGAGTACCTCCACCCCATGGACCACCAATGTCTAAGTATGCAGCTGCATAGTCATCAGCACCCAAAATCATGGTGTATTGACCACTTGCAGGACAATTCCATATTCTATACACAGTAGTTGTTTGTCCAACTAAAGGATCAGTACCAGGATTTAACCAGACACCATAGTTACTATTGAAACCTGTTGTGTCTTGTGTTTGCCATGCAGATGAATTAACTGGGTACCAAGCAGGTTGTGTTTGATTTGATGCCCATTGCAAAGAAATAATTTGATTTGTCCAGTATAATAAACCAGCCAAATCAGGATTTCTATTTAATATAGAAGGATTTCTATAATATGCAGCAACTGCATTAGCAACAGTATTTGCTTCTGCTTGTTGTGATGTATTAATCCAAATCTTACCTTGTGCATTAGGATCCTGTAGTCTGTATGCATAACCTGGAGTTGGTTGTAAATCCAGGTAGTAACTATATTGTCCAACTGCTTGAGCAATAGTTAATGGAGAATCTATAAAGTCACCTGTTTGTGCTGGAGTTACAGGTGCCGCAGGTGGAATAACCAACAATGAAGCCGCTGTATGGTTAACATTGATGACTTTAGTTTGACCAACTGGTGCACCAAATTGTGCAGTGATAGTTCCTGAAGACTCTGATGAACCGTGAATTGGGTTCAACAAGAATGAGATAGCGACAGGATTAGTATCAGAAATTTGGCAAGATGCAGTAATTACCGATGTGATAGGTAATGTTCTGTTTTCATTTTTACCAAAAGTATTCCAGTGATATTGTCCCCATGCAGCCTTACTTTGTTTAGCGTAAGGGAAGAATGAAGTATTGTTATTGTATGCATTGATTTCATCTTGCACAGAACCTAATGTTGGATTACCTGGATAATTTTGTGCATAGTATGTTGTTCCATTCTGTGCATCATTATAGGCAGCAATCAAATCACCATAGTTATCAACATATGCAGCATAGTTTGGTTGACCTGCGGTCGTAACTGTGGCATTTGTTGCAGATGATGATGTAATCCAATAATTTCCTGGATTAGCAATAGTGAATGAGAACGGTGTTGATGTACTTACGCCACTAGATGTTACACCAATAGTGAATGTATCGCCATCATTGATAGTAGATGGTGCAGATACAGTATATGTTGGTGTGACAACGGCCGCAGTAACTAATAAGTTTTTCGTTACATTATTAACTGCACCACTAAATGCAAAGTAAATTTGATAACTACCTGCAACATTCGTAAATGGAGTTGTACTTGTGTAATTACCATTTACATCTAATCCATATGCTTGACTTATTTGACCTGTGTTTAGATTTGCCCAAGTGAATGTACCATTTTTTGGACCATTTGTAATTGACCAAGTGTATGATGAACCAGCAACTACGGATGAAGGTAAATTAACAACAGGTTGAACTACAGGAGTTGGATTTGGAACAGCTGGTGTAGCTACTGGAGGAACACTAATTGCAACGTTAGCATATACAGCAGGTGTGATACTATTTAAACCGATACCAAAATTGACTGCACTGCTAATTGCAGAAGATGTTGTTGTGATGGCCAAGTTGGCAGTATTATTCAATACACTAAAGTTACCTGTTAAACTTGCGCCATTGATTTGTGATGTAGTAACACCACCAATTGTATATGGTACATTAGTTCCGTTTGCAACACCTTGTGTATTCAATGTAAGCAAGAATGTATTTCCACTAACTTGTGAAGTTACATTAGCGTTCAAAGAATACATCTTGTTGGATGTGATAGGTACTGATGCAGCTCTTGTAGTACCATCAGGCAATGTATATGTGACAGTAAAGTTATCACTACCAACAGGTGTATATGCACTATTAATTGTGTATATTAAAGTATTAGTTCCTGATGGAGAATTAATATTAATATATCCACTTGTTGTAGAACCAACGTTTGCAGTAAATTGTCCTGATGCGGTACCAGTTACTGCGTAAGCAATGTTTGCATTACTTGCTAGGTTTGAACCAGTAATGTTGAAGTATATTGTGTTACCTGCAACAACATATGAGTTTGCTTGTACAGAGTAAGATGAAACAACATCACTCTGAATTGCTACGTTTGCAAAGTATTGTGCTGCAGCCCCGTATTGTGGATCAGCAGGAACATCAACTTCTAAAACAATATATTTGTTCTGATAATTTGTAATTGTTCCTTCTAAGATTGGAATACTCAACACAGCTTGACTCTGTGATAGTGTACCAACAGTTCTAATGACTGTATTACCTAATGTGAAACCATCACCAAGGTTTGTATTGGTGATTGTACCGGAAATGTTTGCATTGTATGTTCTACCAGGTGGAACATTTTGTGTTGTAAATACAAAGTTAATTGTATTACCCTGTCTGATTGTTTTGTAATCTGACGTTAATAGATAACTTGCAGGTGGTTTTGGTGGTGTTGGAATAGTATTGACGATACTACCTGTTGTAGATGGATCATTACCTGTTGCATTTAATTGCAATTGTCCAATCACACGTGAGTTTGGTTTAGTAGAAACTAAAAGCGGACTTAAAGTTTCAAGTAAACCCTGTGAATAGAATGTTGCTTGTGCATATGTTGTAGATTGTGCCAAGTTACTTCCGTTGTCACAAATAATAATTGTTTCTTTACCAGTCAAGAATTTAACTGAATTATCATTTGGGAACATGATGTAACCAGATACAGAACCTGATGCATCAGAAATAACAGAAGAATGTCCTGTGTTAGCAGAAATACTATATGGATACATGTAGTTGGTCATGTTTAGACCATTGATGTACATATGCATTTGAGTATTTGGACTCAAACCATTTGCTTCAAAATCAATTCTAATGCTACGTGCATATGGCACTACACTCTGATTAACAACAAAGTTTGCTGTTGATGTGGTAACACCTGGAGCAATAGCAACAGACTGTGCACCTAAAGCACTAGTGGATAATGCACCAGAAACCGCAGGTGTTGTACCTGTTGATTCAGCTATCGCTTCGCCTGTCCAGATAGACTGCCATGCGTTCCATTGTGTCTCAACAGATGCATAGTATTGGTAATTATCATTCTGACCGCCAGTATTAACAATAACACTTGGTGCAGTATTGATATCAAACCAAATGTCACTCTCTGGTGTAATCTTTAATGTACCAACATAAGCAACAACACCAAATGGGTTGGCACTAATAGTACCAGATGCAATTGGTTGATTAACGAATGTTGTTTCAGAATATGGTACAGTTACCAATGAAGACCATACTGAATTACCAGCAGCAGTATTACTTGATAAGTGTAGATAGTTTAACTTAGTATTGTTTGACAAGTACAATGGTCTTGCCAAGTTGTTACTGTAATCAATTGATGAACGATATTCAACGTTAGTAACATCACCAACACCACTACCTGTAAATGCATCTGCAATGAAACCATTCTTAAACAATGCAGTACCATTATTGCCTGTCAATGTTTGAGAATTAACTTGTGCTTCCAATACACTTAGAGCAGTATAGTACTCAATGTTTGTTAAACGATTATCAATACCTGAGATATCTTTCATCGTGTATCTCTTGTGAGGTACAATTTGTGTTGTTACATCTGCAGGTGAACTTGTATATGGTGTGTAGTTCAACACAAACAAAGTCATTGAATCACTTTGATTTGTTGGAGGTTGTGGGTTCAAGTAAGAAGGAACACCTTGCAATACTTTGAACAGTCCATCTCTTGTAAGAATAACTTTATCTACTCTACCCAAGTAGTAAGTAATGTCTGTGACTACATCAGCATTAGTGATAGTCTCAGGAATTTGGTGATTTGCAAATGTAAATGTTACAACTTCATCATCATTTCTTCTTGGTCTAAAGTCAATACAATCTCTTAGATTATACAATTGATTAGATACTGGTGATGTATAAGTTGGAATCGAACCGTAACCTATTGTGGATATTGGATATGACTGTGAAGAAATATATCCTGAACCAGAATGTGTGAAGTAACTGAAAATAGGTAAAGCGTTGATAGATGTGTTTGGTACAGATGCTCTTGTGATTGTACCGTGGTCATAGTAAGTATCTCTTTGACCGTTATCTAACGTGTAGTAACTAACATTGTTTGTTAATTGTGTCCAGTTTGTACCAGATGTTGGATTGTTATTGACGTTACTGCCTGCAGTTGAGATGTATGCAGTATTGCCTGAAAGAACAACATCACCTGAATTATAAGATGTAGAAGAAGACCAAGTACTTCTGAATAAAGAAGTAGATGGATATTCATACACATAACTCAATTGGAAAACGTCTGATTTACCAATGTCGTGTGCATTTCTGTCAGTAATTGTTATTGGTGTACCAACATAATTAGATACTAAAGTTTTAGTTCTGTATGTATCTGCTTGTGTATGTACAGAAGCAATGATATTAACGGTGTGTCCGTTGTACAGGTTCGAACCGAAGTTGATTGTTGCTTGGTATGTTGATGATAGTGTTACTGAAACATTGTCAGCAGGAATAAAGTTACCACTATTAGTTTCAACAATGATATAGTTTTCAATTACATTTAGACCACTACCATATCCAACAAAACTATCTGTGGATTTACAAGTGATACTAACTGTATTACCTGAAACAGTACCTGTGAAGTATTGTTTGTAATAGTAATTTACATTTTGCAATGAAGATACGTATGTTCTTGGCAATTCAAACAACAATTGATTGGAATCGGCCAAGAACAATTGTGCTTGTGTGCCTGTTGTATCAAAGGCAGAACCATCAACATTAGCTTCAAATTGTGGGTTAGCGTATGAACCAGAACCGACATTCACAAAACTTCTAGCAGAAGTAAATGTTCCACTACTCATTGAAATCTTGTCTAAGAACATTGCAAATACTGTTGAACGACCAAAACCAGATACATATTCGATGCTCTTAATCAATGCGGTACCAATTTTAGTTGATGCGCTTTGATTAGTTTTAACACTATGAATTTCAACAGAATAGTTTGTGTTGATTGTAGGTAAACTACCATTGATGCCACTAACGTAAGTGTAATTGCCGTAGGTTGTATTAACAGAATAACCAGTATCTGTCGTAGTTGTTTGTGCTTTTTGTAGGTTGATAATTGTTGGAGAGATAGTTTCAATCTCATAACCTTGTACGAATGCTGAACCTGCACCAACTTGAAGAATTAAACTAGTATTGTCTTGTGTATTATTAACAATATTAGGAATGAAATTCTTTACAATGAAGTCACCATTGGTGTCGTATGTGCGTTTCGCCATTGTATCCATAATTTCAGAATAGATTGGCGTAGTTACATCTTGAATCAAAACACCATTGACAACAACTGATAGTTGAATGAAGTTAGGATATGTTTGTGCAACAAGTGTATAAGGTTGTGTTGTTAATTCTAGGTCAATCTTATAACGGTCTGCACCTGGAGCTAGATAGTTGGATGCACCTAATGCAGGATCCAACAATGAAGAATCATCAACATAATCGGAGATTGATTCAACAATGTTCAAACCAATGACTGCTGATGGTGTCTTTGTGTATTTACCAACAACAACTGTTTGTTCTGGACAGTATAAGAATGTACTGTCAGCATAGAAAACACCTTCACCGATGTGGAACAATAGTGATGTTCCTGAAGAACCAGAAGTTACACTGGTGAAATAGTTGATGGCAATGTTTGAATTTGTATTTTGAATAACATAAAAGTTTGTGTTATCATTGAAAGGTGTCTGTGGACCTTTCACAATACTTACATGCAATGTTGCAGGATCAGATGCATTAGATGCTGTATATTTTTTAACGTAACCAATTTTGCCTGTTGTTGTTTCAACAATATAGTTACCTACAAAATTAGAAAAATCCACATTAACTGTGGATGTTCCGTTGTTGTAAGTAGATTGACATTTTAAATAGAATGAACTGTCATCAAGTTGGTGTGAAGCACCAGTTACAACAGAACCTTCTGCAAAAATATTCTTAGCAAATTCAGAGATTTGATTGCCAAGAATAGTTTGTAACTGTGTTAATTCACGTGCTTGAACCGCAAAACCTGGCTTGAAAAGAATACGATAGAATTCTTTCTTTGGGTCAAAGTCATCATAGTAAGGTGAAACATTAAAATCCAGAGCCATTTTTTTCCTTTAATATCCTAAAACAAATTTGAATTGTTCTATGCCATCAACACTTCTTGTTATACCACTTCTATTCTCTATATATGAGATGTATCCGGAGTAAGGTACGTAGTTAGGTAAGGTAGAACTCAATACAGTTCTTGTTGTTTTAGATGTGTAACCAAATATTGGTGCATTTTGTGTTATAGTACCCAAAGTATTTATAATGCGAATTACATTTCCTGCTGGGTCAAAGTCTAAAACTGTACCCACAAATGAAGGATTTGTTGGATCACCTTGATATACTTGTTCAGTCAATGTATATGTTCCAAAACCAGGAGCAACAACTACATTGGTTGATAGTTGATATATGTTATTATTTGCTGGAAGTGGATAAGAATCAAGAGCAGAAGGATTAATTAGTAGACCAACTTGATAGTATGTAATATCTGTTGGAATATTTCCACCTTCAGAACCATTAAACTCACAGGTGAACATGATATTTTGATTGCCTAATTCAGCAGGAGGATCAAATGAATGTCCATAAATTGGAGATGCATATGCAACCGCAGTAGCATTAGAACCTATTGCTGATGTGATAGAAACTGTTGCATAAGAATATCCTGCACCAACATTTGTAACAATAATGTCGGAGATTTGACCATTTTCAACAACGGCAGTTCCTGTTGCACCAATACCATCACCAGTTACTGTAACAGTAATCGCAGCATTTGCAGGATCATATCCTGAACCACCATTTGTTACATTAATAACTTCAATATCACCTGCACCAATTTGTTCTGCAGGTACATTAACTACTGCTTGAACTAATGGAACTGGAATCCATGTACTGTCCATGAATTTGATTTTAGAACCAGAATCAATGGTGTACATGAACTTCCATTTGTAACCATCTCCACCTTGGAAAATATTTGGAGTAGTAGGATTGCTTCCGTATGTACCAGGTTCAAAATATGGTTCTATTGTTGATGGTGTGCCATTATTATTCCACAAACATTTGAACACTTGGTCATATCTGTTCTTCACATAGAATGTATAGAGATAATTACCGTAAGAATCCAATTGAAACATATCAATGTTGTCTTGGTAATAATCATATGTTACACCAGATGTCCAATCAATCCTACGAATCACAGGAGAAATATCATTCGAAGTGATTAGTTTCAAAACAAACATATTATTGAATGTTTGCTTCAACGAATATTGGTCTTCTTGTGGTGAAGGTGGATTGTTATTGTCTGTCCATCCAGCAACATTACTTAAAAATCCATAAGTAGTTGCAATTGGACTAGTAAATGCTGGAGGAATAACAGCGACAGGTGATGCATTGATTAACTCAACTTGAGAAATCTTTGCAGCGTATGTAAGTAGATTAGGGTATTGTGTTGCCATGATTTATTTATTATGCGTGTGTAATAGCTACAAAAGTATTTGTTAATGTTCCATCAATACTCATATATCTAACCAAGATTGTTGATGTTCCTGGAATAGCATATGTTGTGGCATTTACTGTTGAATTTGTTGCAGAAACTCCGTGAGTAAATGTTTGGTTGGTACCAGCAGTGTTGGTAATCCATGCTACAACTTCTTTACCTGCTAATAAATTAGATAAAGTTACTGTTATTCCAGTTGCAGTCTGAGCACGAACTAAAGAATTGTTTGCAAAATCAATAGTGATTGCAGTCTGAGCACCAGGATATAATGTTGGAGTATAAATGAAACCTTTTTGTGGTTGAACTGTACCAGCAAATGTTACGGATGCTCCGTTGAAGACTGCAATTTGTGTAAGTGTATTTGTTCCAACTGGACAGTTCCAGAACTGAATTTGTGAACCAGTGTTTGCGTCTGTATAGTTTTCAGTAGCAACAAAGTCGATGCGACCTGTACCATATTGTTGGAATTTTGTTGTACCGTAACCGTTAGAAGAAAAACGACCAATAATATCACCATTTTGTACAGCGGTAGGACTTGTTACAGTACCTCTTGCAGTGCGAGCCGCATAAACGGCGTATGCACCAGTACCATAAGAATCGGATACAATACGGGAAGAAATTCCGTTTTTACCAGAAATGTGAATCATGTAACCATCATTTGCTGGTAATATAACTGTATTTGAAGCCGCAATAGTCAATGCAGCTTGTGTAGCAGAAAACGATGTGTTTGTCAAAACAACTTGTGCGTTCATATTAACAATACCAGATACATTCAATGTTCCGATAATGTTTGAAGTACCATTTGATATAGTTGTACCGTTAATAATCAAATTACCTGTTGTAATTGAGCCTGTTGTTGATTGAATACTTTGTGCAATTAAATTGCCTGCAAGAGTTAAATCACCACCAAAAGTTCCTGTTGCATTAGCTAATGCATTATTTGCTTTATTCCAAGCTAATCCAATATTCGTGTTTTGTGTGACATCAATACCAATTTGAATTTGATTTAGTGTATTAGCTGTATTAGCGACCGCAAAAGCAGCTTGTGAATAAGCAAGTGGTGCAGCTGCAGTTGTTTGAATAGTACCATCAGAGAATGTCAAATAAGATTGTGTATTCAACACCAATCCTGTAGAAGTCATTGTTGCAATAATATTTTTTGATTGTCCACCACCAACGATAAACTTCAATTGACCGTTGGTGGATGTGGTACCTACAATCAAATTACCGTAACGTTGTCCTGATGTTCCCTGACTATACAAGTAACCATCATTTGGTTGAACAGCATTTCCAATATTATTGTATTCTGCTCCTGCCTGATAGTTCTTATTTGCCCAACCCATATCAATAAAGTTGGTTGAGTCTGTACCACCAGAACCAGTATTAGCAGTTACAACAATATCAGCAGTACCGGTATCATTTGTATTAACTAAATTGGTCTGTATGTATGATGCACCAGATAAAGAGAACTGTGCAATTGTATTGGGTAAATTCTGTTGATTCGTACCAACATTTAATACGTTATTTGCATACAATTGTTGTGACAATAAGGTTGCAGTAAATTTACCTGTTGTCTTAGTTGGAATATCCACACCCATAAACAAAGTGTTGGACGTGTTTGAACTAATCGTTGTTAGATTAGGTAAATCTGAAATCTTAATGCTTGACATTATTTGCTCCGGTTTTTAACTCAGTATTAAATTGTTTCCATCTTCAGTTATAATTAAATCACCCTGTTCTGTTGTGATATCTGGAACATATTCTAGTCCCACAGGTCCAATAATTGTAACTGATTTTGTGTTGAAGGTTCTATTTACAGACAATAAGGAATTTGCAATATTTGATGCAACATTTGAAGTTGTGTAAATGATATTTTGTATATAATCAACTGTCGATACTGTGTATATGTTGTTTGAAATCTGTATCGTATCACCCGCATACACCATATCTTTAAATGGGTACATAGTATTGCTATAGTTACCATTATTGATAATGTTATATGAGTAAGTCAATTGTGTTATATTTATGATGTTAGTGTTTGAATTTGCAGTTGCATATGCAATATTTGGATAAGTCAACCAAACACTTTCTTTCAATGTAACAGTATTACTTGCAACATTGACACCATAAACTTCAGACCTTACATTTGGTCCGTTTGTTGGTGAAATTTGAATTACAGAATTGGGTGTAAATGGTATATTGGTGAAAATAAAGTTAGCAATATTTGCACCGGACACATTAGTTAATTGAACAACGTTATTACTGTGTTTATTAAAATCTGCAACCATCACCGCACCAGATGAACTTGCGCCTGTGTATGCCTGTAATGGTTGTGAACCATACAACGCTTCTTGTGAATTGAAATTGAAGTTTGTATTCGCTCTTAATTCATAGCGACCAATTAGTTTAGTACCTGCACCGTGCAACAGATTCAATAAAATGTCTCTGTACTTGGCAATCTCTTTTGATACTGTGATTTGATATGTAAAGTCATTATAGTTATCACTTTGAACTACATCGTAAGAACTTGGTTGTCCTTTTGTGTTCAAGTATTGACCTTGACTGAATACCAAACCATTCAAGAATGATGCAACTGCTTCTGCTTGACCATCACCGTAGTTTTTAATACCATTCACATTATAAACTGGACTTCCAATGTGGAAATAATTTGCAGGATAGGCCGTGTTGGCCATATTCAAGTTAATATTCTTACCTTTGATGACCAAAGGTAATTTTGGATTTGGTTGAGAGTTGTAATTATAAACTCTAATGTTATACAATGACTGATACGTGTTTAAGTTACCAACCAATAATTGGGTTGAATATACGTATGCTTGATATGATGTTGCATTTGCAGATGGACCTTGATAGATAAAGTCTCCATTCTGTGGCAACAATAGAATGTTTGCATTTGAAACTAAGATGTCTTGTACTGACAAAGATACATTTGGTGTTGCAATATAATCTTCACCATAATTGGTCAAGTTAATTGTTGTAATTGAACCAATCTTTTGCGTAGAAACTGAGAACGCTGCACCTGCACCTAAAATTCCTGGTACATAAAGACTTGCACCAAATGCTGACACATTAGATGATGCAACATTTAAAGTTGGTAATGCATTGAGTTTATAACCCATACCCCCTAATGGATAATGGTGGGGTAGTTTTGTTCCTTCAAAGACATAAGATACACCGGTGATTGAACCTGTTGGACTTACAGAGGTTACGTTTGCATATGCACCATAACCTGAACCACCTGAGAATGTAATCTTATCATTTGCTCTGTAACCAAAACCACCTGCAGCAATTTGAATTGGTGCTAATATTCCTAGGCGGTCCAAGTATGCATTTGTTCCGATGTCAGTTTGTTGTGTTGAATATGCTGTCACTTGTGGTACAACACTAATGCCTCCACCACCATTGACAACTTCAACTGATGAAATAGGATATGTACTGAATGAAATAAAATTCAATGCATTAGCAATTGAAGTGTTTGCATTGGCAGTTACATTATTAACAAAGTTATATCTTGTGTTGCTAAGTTTGACTGATGCTTTACCACCAATAGAATCTGTGGCAAAAAAGATAACATTTGCCTCTTGTGTTGGATCTGGATTTACAGTGAAAACAATTGCATTTGCACCAGGAGCATCCGAAATATTGATAGTGGTATTTGGATAAAATCCATAACCATAACCGCCTTGGTTCACTTGAATACTTGTGATTGCACCAGATGTAACAGAACCAACTTCAGCAGTCGCACCGACTGGATTGGCCGTGTTAGGATTCAAACCACCATAGACAATAACTGGGTCTCCTACTTCATATAAAGTGCCACGATTTAATACCACACCAGTTGGACTTCTTGCCAGATTTACCTGACTGATTTGACCCACAATTTTACTACGTAGAATATTACCATCAATGATAACATCTTGGTTATTAATATCAACAACACGAACAAATTCACCTGACTGGAACACACGTTCAATGTTTGAAATGAATACTTCTATTTTTGTGCCTGTAAGTACAACATTCTCAATTGTAGCAAATGACTTTGATGTTTCACCAAATACTCTATATGCACCAATGGCATTCGTTACACTTAAAAATCTTGTATCTTCTGAGGCTAACTTTAAACTGGTTGCAACATACCATTGACCAGCAGATGCTCTCAATACTACATCACCAGTTTTATAATAACTGAAATCTGAATTGTAAAGTATTCTGAATAAGAATTGATACGATGCAGGTGTACCTTTTGATTGGTACAACTGTCTAGCAACTTTAATTGCTTTGTCTTTTGATATTAATGCATCTTCAGGAAAGAATGGAAGAAAATCATTAACATAATAATTCATAAACCCATCAATAGTTCTATCAACATCGATGTAGTTTGGAATATTTTTTGCACCAAAAGTAACACCTTGTCCGCTTGTTGAAGCAGTAGTTACCATTGAGTTTGCTGCTGCAGGTGTTTCTAACCATTCATAGTATGCCTGCAAAAAGGCAACAAAGTTTTCATAGTCAGGATTATCCCTGACAAACTCAGGTAACTGATATGGTACTAATAGAGAGGTTTTTTGATTACTTTGTAACATGATTACTGTACAGTTACATTAACTGTAATTGCACTTGGATCGTATGGGTCTATTGTTATGATTCTATTGTATGTAGATGAAACAATGGACGAATATGGATTTGCAGTAACAGTCAATTGTCCTAAAAGATTATTGATTTGTATTGGATTGAAAGAATTTAATTGTATAACACCATTAGTGTAATCAATAACACCAACATTAGGATTGAAAATTGTCTTAGTATTATTTGCGTTATAATAATAAGATTGAATTGTACCTATTGTTCCTGTTAAACTAGCTATTGCCAATGCACCTTGACCTGTAGTATCATTCACCTGTGGAGTGATTAAGATAGATGCACTAGTGTAATTGGAACCAGGTGTTAATACATTGATAGCAGTAATTGCACCATTTGTGATAACTGCTTCTGCTGTTGCACCAATACCATCACCCTGAATTGTAATTGTTGGTGCATATTGATAATTAAAACCTGGATTTAGAATAGAAATTGATTTCACACCACCCACATCTGTTGGCAATTCTTGTAAATAAATTCCATTGACAGCAGTAGATTGTGAAACCAAGTCTAAGAATGTCATACTTGGTGAACTAGTAACACCACTCAAGAACACACCCTTCTGCAATGGTGAACCAAAGTATAGTTTATATGTCTCTGAGTTAGTTAAATTTGGATTAAATTTCTTCTGTAATTGTACATTGATTTCATTCGCAATGATTGAAGGATCTGAATTCTGTACAGATAGAATCAAATCAGACAAAGAGAATGTAGAATTAAATGTATTTAAATTTGCTTGACCGTATGCATATATTGCTTGTTGAATCTTTGTCTGTACTTGTGTAGCAGATAGATTAGTCTTCTTTGCATTAATTAATACATTAGCAGTAACTTTTAGGTAAACATAATCGGGATCCACAATTTGTGGTGTGATAGTAATCATTGAATTTGGAGAGATTACTTCATTAATCAATCTTTGTTTTTGTACTTCTGTCAATGTCAATGCACCTGTTGGTTTAACCGCAACAAATACTTGGCCATATACAGGTGGAGTGTTATTTTCTCCTCCCCAAACAGAAACCGCATCAAAAGAGAAACCTAATTTATTTTGTTGTATTAGTGTTTGATAATCTTGGTTTGTAACTGCACGACCTTGTGCTGCATATGCTTTTGGTGCCTGATATTTGATAGAGGCAATAGATTCTTGTGCACCACCTTGTGTTGCAGGACTTACTGGTGTGATAGTTGTGTCTGCATAACCAGAAACTGGAGACATCAATACAAAGTTGTTTGCACCTGCAGCTGCAGTTCCACTAGTTACAACATATGTTATATTGACAATGTTGCCATCCACTAGTTGTTGTCCTAGAATACCATCACCAAAATAAATCTCATAACGACCACCTTGTCCTTCTTGTAAGAAATAAACTTGTGAAGAACCATCTAATACCAAATAATCTGTTGAAGGATTAAAAACTTGTATAGATGCATTAGAAGATGATTGTTGTATTGTGACCTGAATTGTGGTTGTATCAACATTCAAATCAGGAATTTGGAATGTGTATGTTGGATTCTGTGTTGAATCTACTGCAAAATTTACTGATGTTGGTAAACCTTGTTTCAAAGTAACAGCATTGAATGTTGCAGTATTTTCAACTGTATTGACTGAATATGAATCTGTTGTAACAAAGTTGTAATTTACACCATCAATCGATTCGGAGATGAAACGTGTGAATTTTGGAAGAATCAATGATGGATTTGTTACATTATTAAATGCAATATTGATAACTGCTGATGGTGCAATAGCAGACTTTGGTACATAATCCAATAGTTTTGCATGTGACACAACAGAATCTCTTTGAATTGCAGTATCTAAGAACATCTCATTGGCAACCATATTCAAGTAATACGCTTGATATTGTGTGTTATATGCCAAAACATCTAATAGAGTAGATAGAGCAGAACCTTCAAAGTTATAATCTTGCAATACAGTCTGTGACTGCATAAAAGTTTTAAGATTATTTTTGATTAGATTAAAATCTAAATCTGCAATTTGTACATTTGAGTTTGCGCCTGCCATTTTATCTGTTTCTCTCTAATATAACGTTGATTGTAGTAGGTGTTGCAGCATTTTTTAAATAAAATGTTATTCTTACACTATAAGAATTTAAGTCTGGTTGCACACTAACCGATACTGTTTGTAGTGTTACTCTTGGTTCGTAATTATTAATAACGTTTGTGATTTCATTCTCTAGTGTAGCAGAAACAGTTTGTGATGCATTTTCAAACAACAAACCTTCTATATTGCCACCTAAATCTGGATTAAATGGTCTTTCATAGTGTCTTGTCAATAATAAATTACGAATTGAACGAATGACCGCTTGTTGGTCATAGCTAACAGCAATATCACCCACGACTGGACGTTGGGTGAATGTGAAGTCTATATCTGAAAATACTTTTGTTAATGTTCCCATTTTCTTATTTATTCCACTCCTAGGACTAAAATCGCTTTTCCATTTCTTGGATACCGTCCGGAGATTTTTGGGGCCGGAACGAAAATTTCGAAATTTCCGGAATCAACCTCCTGCAAACACATTACCCGAACCTGATGTGATGATGTGGTCGCCTCCGTATGCATCACCTTTTCTGCCAATTCCTCTACCATTTACAAATACAGTATGACTACAAGTTGTCAAAGGCGGTGCATGTATTGAACAACCTGGTTCTGGATGAGGAATCATATCATCACCCTGTCTCACCGCACCAATTCCGTTAATGAAAACATTTCCTGAACATTGGTCTGTTGATTGCGTAGTTGGAGATGCACACTGGTAACCAGTTCCGTCTGGACTGGCTACTGTATCATCTGAACTTCCTCTTGCAACTGATGGCATTTTATGGATTCAAGTTAATGTTAGGAGCAATCAATGTCATATCGCCGCCAGAAGTGACCTCATATGTTCCACCAACAGTAGCTTTGAAATTACCATCTACTTTTTCTGTAACATTGCCTTTTACATATAAATTGGCATCACCATCAACCGTGATGTTACATACACCTTTTACATGAATATTATTGTCTGATAGATAGATTTCATAGTTATTACCTTGCACTTTAGTCACTTTTGAACCATCTGGCGCAATTTCAAAGAAAGTTAAACCTTCTTTTTTGTGTCCCAAATGAATTCTTTCAGCACCAGGTGTATCATCTAACTCAAATACATGACCTGCAACTGTCTGTGTAACACGATTGTATGGAGGTTTTGTTGCATATTGTGATTTTGGCTCACTCCAACTGCTTCCGTCTGCCGTTGGAACACCAGTATCTAAATTTGCATTGTGATAACCAACAGGAGTTTCACCTATTTTCTCATTTCTATACAATCTGCTAGTCGTTGGTTCACCTTGTGGGTAAAAATCACCTTCGGAGAATCCAACTTGTTCATTCTTAATGCCTTGTACAATACCAGGAAATACACCAATCAAAATAGGTGCTTGTCCTGACATACCATCACAAAAGAAACCAAAACACCAGTCACCAACTAAGGGTACTGCAGCAGACATTGATGAGTTTGGTGAATTAACAGGCAATGCCCAAGGTAAATCACTTGTTGGTATCAACATTTTGTTTGCTGTGTGCCATCCAAATATACGAACTTGAACACGACCCAAGTTCAATGGGTCTGCATTGTTCTCAACAACACCAGTCCACCAATTGAATCCGTCTTTACCTGTGAAATTTTGCATCATGATTTAATTACCTCGGTCCAGTCTGATGTTTCACTAATAGATTGAAACTTGTTAGGTACACTATCTTTTGCAATTTCAACCACAGTCTGAAATTGTTCGCTTGTGAATATGTGTCTCAATGCTGTAACAATGTATTTTCCTGAGTAATATGCATCAGTCTCTTTGTTATCTTTTGTTGGGTCTAAAGAATTCATATTAAATTGTATGGTTTTACCAACCGTTAATGCTGGATCACCAGGAATAGTCAATTTCATTTTTGTATAGTTTGCTAGTGAAATCTGTGCAGTTCTTAATGGTACATATGTCTCAATAAAAATATCATGTGCAACAGCAGCTGCTTTAGTTGCATCATCACTAATATACAATGCTTTCTTTTCGTTGTTATTAGAATAAGCAAGTTTCAACACACCTTCATACGATTCATTTTGTGCTGCGCCAAGTCTATTTTTAAAGAAATTAGATGGTGGATTCTTATTCAATGAAGTTGCTTGATTTTGATATTTTGTGTAATCAAAATCAGTTACATAATATGACCTAATTAACGGATCAATTGAAATCAATCTATTTGCAAATGTTCCAACATTTACTTCATGCAATGAATCATATGTCTTAAAGAATTCATATTTTTGTACAGAAGTTTCTTTTGATTCATTTTGTTGTTCTTTATAATCTACGTTTTTGGCAGAATAATTATATGTGCCAAATATATCGTCAGCATAAATCGATTGTAAAGACCTAAAGTTGAATCCTTCTTTTGTCTGATAGAATATCATATCAGAACCTGGATAATTCTGTGGTCTTGAATATGTTGATATCCAACTAATTGCTTCAAATGGCTTCATATTTGGAACAACAAAGTCATAGACACCATTTGTTGTTTCTATTTTTCCCATTTTATTTGATGGAACTTGCAAATACTTTTCTAGAATATCAGCAATAATGTCTGATATTAATTTACCTGGATATGACTTACTAACTTTAGTTTGTTCAGATAAAAATAATTCTTCAGAACAAAATAATAGGTCATATGCCTCACTATTTTGATTACCTGATGGTTTTCTCTTTTCAATCTTATATACTCTGAAAATTTCTGTGATGTTATCTGGTGCGTCTTTTACTTTACCAATTTGAATCTCAATGAATTCATTGCCTGTCAATTGCATCTTTTCAATAAAACCTTGTGCATCAATCACAGACAATGAACCAGATGTGACAAAGTTAAACAAATCTTCATAATAAGAGATGTTAATCATCAATCTTTTGAAGTTTGTTTTTTGTCCATTGCCGGTAATCAGGTTCAAGTCCTGTATGGAATAGTCTAACGGGTAGTGAATACCATCTGCCATATTATTTTGCCATCAATTTTTTAAGTTCGGTTTCCATCTCATCAGCGTAATCAGAATTTAGAATATTGATTGTACGCTTTGCTTCATTTTGTGACAATTCCCAATCATAAATTGAAATTGCATTAACTGTTGAAGTGACTTGAACGGGGCCTGTTGGTAAGTTATACGTTTGAACACTTGGTACAAATGTATTATATGCAAGTTCGTCAATAGTTATTGTATTAACAGTTGTAGTTTTTGTTTGAATATCTAATTGTGTAATAACTTCTTGATATTGATATACTGTACCATAAACATCAACATATGGATTTGGATTATTTGGATCCATATTCATATTGTATTTGTCATTTAAATATGCATTAAATTGATTATAACTTAATGGCCAATTCCATTGAGGATCCAATAATTGGTTAGAAAAAAGTATTAACCAAAAACGATAAGGATCACCATAATATTTGTGTGCAATAATTTCTGGTGTATCACCTTCTTGTGTGTCGTATTGATAATAAATTAACGGATTCTTCAATACTGTTGGAATTACACTTGCTCGTGCCAATAGATTAGTGACAACTATTGGAATATTATCTGCGGGATTGGTGTAAGCAATCTTAGGTAAAGTTTTAAAATATTGCATGTTTAGAATCCGTTTTCAATTGCAGTTCTATCAACAAGAGCAATTTCTTTGAATTGTAGTGTCATTTGAATTTGTGTTGGTGAACCATCTGCGTGTGCTGACCAAATACCATTTGGTGAGTAATTAACATCTACACCAGTTAGAACACTTTCTTTTAATTTTGTAATGTACTGATTTTGTCCTGCACCAATTTGAAAGAATTGTATAATAAATGAATCAGGTACAATGAATGCCATTGATTTTGCACCAGTTTGAATCACAGGTGATGCATGGCTTCTGAATTTCTTAATGATGTCACGTACTGTTTGAGATTCACTTTGATTTCTAGGTGTAAATGTAAATGCCATTTGATATGACCTGAAGTCGATACCATCAAATAATAATTGTTGTTGTGGATTAATTGCATAACCTGCAGCATTCATACCAAGTTTTGCAACACCAGAGTCAACCATAGAAGTTGCACCTTTGGCAATTTTACCTAAAACACCTGGTAATGCACCAGCAGCTTCAGTAATTGCATCTTTCAAACTAACTGTTGCATATGAGGCAGCCAATTGAAATTGAATTGTTTCTGGCATATACAAAGCAATAACATCTGAACTTTTAATTCTTTTTGGTTGAAACGTCAAGTCTGTCTTTTCATCTACATTGCTAACATTATTTAAATTATCTCCAGTTACATCAGGTAATGAATAACTGCTATTCTCATCGTAACCTGCAGGTTTAGTCACACATGCAGTAAATACTGCCATGTGTCCTTTTTGAGATGATTCTAAATCCTGTGGATATTTTAAAATTGGAGATCCATAACCGGATTGATATAATGAACCCAATGGTCCGCCTTGAGGTGAAGACGTATCTGTATTAACGACAGAAGGTTCTACTGTTGTTTGACTCATTGAAATTGACCTTTTTTGGACGAATATACATATTTATATGGCTTATTCAGGACTATTTACACCAAGGAACCCACAGAAATACATGGGTGACCACAAAAACATCGTTTATCGCTCTTCGTGGGAAGCGAAAGTGATGAATTGGCTCGACTTGAATCCAGATATTATATCTTGGGCTTCAGAAGAACTCATAATACCTTACAAATCACCAGTTGATGGTCGCTGGCACAGATATTTCCCCGATTTTCTAGTGAAAAGTAGAACTAGAGATGGTAAACTCAAAACTATTTTAATAGAAGTTAAACCTAAAAAACAAACTCAGCCACCAGAACCTAAAAAACGTGTCACTAAACAATACATACAAGAAGTCACAACATGGGGCGTTAATGAAGCAAAATGGAAAGCGGCTACTGAATACTGTTTAGACCGTGGTTGGGACTTTAAATTACTAACAGAAGACCATCTAGGATTGACCTAAATATTGCAATGGCATCTAAACTAACTACCCTCGCACAACAAAAGTCTGCAGCTGAACTGCAAACTATGAGCCGTCAATCATTTAAGTGGTTGATGAATAAAGTTACGTCTTTAAAATCTATCAATAGAGTTCCAGGAACTATCAAAAAGGAAGATTTTAGAGAAGTTACGAGATTTGCATTGGGAGGTTTATACTTTTTCCAATATCTACCAAAAGGCAGAGATGAGTTACCATATTATGATACTTTCCCTTTGGTACTTATCCTAGAAAAATATTCGGATGGTTTCCTAGGTCTAAACCTACATTACTTGCCACTTAAATACAGAGTGGCATTTATGGATAAACTGATGGAGTACGCACAATTAAATGATGACAATGACATTAGACGTATCAAGATAACTTATGACATCCTGAACGCATCCAGACGGTTCAGTGAGTTCAAACCGTGCATAAAAAGATACTTGCACAGTCACATAAAGTCTAGGATACTTGCCGTAATGCCAAATGAGTGGGACGTTGCGATATTCTTGCCAATCCAGCAGTTCAAAAAGGCACCGGTAAATGAAGTATGGCAAGATTCAGTAGAACAAATGAAGGAATAAAATGCCAGGTAAGATATCAGATTTTAGAAATCAATTCACTGCCGATTTGGCTAGACCGAATCGGTTTACTGTTTATATCCGTCCACCAAGTGATTTTGGTACCGGCATAGGCATGGAAGGTTTATCTTGGAGATGTGAGGCTGCAAATTTACCTGGACGCCATCTATCAACGATTGAACAGAAAACATACGGACCTTTTGAAAAGTATCCATATCACACTTCATATGGTGATATTGATTTGACTTTCATTATGGATGGTGATATGGGAGTTAGAACATTTTTTGATGCTTGGTTGGATTCTATCAATCCAATAAGCAGTTTTGATGTATCGTATAAGGATGATTATGCTGCACCTATTGATATTGTGCAATACGATTTAACGAATACTGAAACGTATAGTATTACTTTAGTCGATGCATATCCTATAAATGTTAATCAATTAGACTTAGATTGGTCTAATGATGGTTATCATAAATTGGTTGTAACTTTTGCTTATACATACTGGATTAATAATACACAAAATATTAGTAATGCACCACCTAGTAATGATGCAAATTCACAGGTTGATGAACAATAATTTAATGGAGGAAGTATATTATGGCTTTGCCAAAACTTGATGTGCCAACATATGACTTGGTTTTACCTTTAACCAAGAAGAAAATAAAATTTAGACCATTTACTGTCAAAGAACAAAGAAATCTTTTGATGGCAATGGAAGCGGATGATAGTGAAACAATACAGCAAGCAATTGCTACAATTCTATACAATTGTACATTGACACCTGGAATTGAGATTGAACATCTACCTATCGTTGATGTTGAATATTTTCTTATCAACTTGAGGTCTAAATCCGTTGGTGAAATTGTTGATGCAAGATACCGTTGCAATAATGAGGTTGACGGTAAAACTTGTGGTAACATTATGCAAACTGATGTTGATTTGACTAAGATTGGAATTGAACAGGATGAAAAAATTGATCCTGAAATTCAATTATCTGGCAAGTTTGTTGTTAAAATGAAATATCCAGAGTTTTCTTTTTTAACAGAAGCTTCTAAGTATGATGACATCAACAAATTAACATTCAATATCATTGCACAATCTGTTGAATATGTTTATGATGGTGACCAGTTCTATTATGCAAATGAAGTTGGACTGGACGAAATGGTTGAATTCATTGAAAATTTGAGTCAAGAACAGTTTGATAAGATTGAAAAATTCTTTGACAATTTACCTAAAATTAGACAAAAAATTGATTTAAAATGTAAGAAGTGTGGATTTCAACACCACTTGAATGTTGAAGGCCTTGAAAATTTTTTCGGCTAAGCTTTCGTCATGATAATTTAGGTAATTATTATAAGACTAACTTTAGTTTGATGCAACACCATAAGTATAGTCTTACTGAACTTGAGAACATGTTACCTTGGGAAAGGGACATTTACGTTACTATGTTGATTCAATATATTGAAGAAGAAAATCAAAAGATAAAAGAGCAACAAAGAAAACGATAAATGGACTACAAACAGGCGAAAGCGGCAAGAAAGAAATCGTTCTCAAATACGCTAGCAGATAAGATAACATCTGGTGGCGGTGTTGGCTCGTCTATAAAGAGTACCATATCAGATAAAACAAAGGCGTCAATGGTCGGTCTAAAAGAGACCTTTGACCCTATGAACATTGCAAAAGGTATTGGTGGCAAAGGCCTTGCTGCAGCAACCGGTAAACTACTTGGCAGAAAACAAGAAGACATAGAATACTTTGCTGGTGATGGCAAGAGTTTAAAAAAAGAAGGTGGTGATACAGCTTCTGAAATTTTAAATTCAATCTTCAAAGTGATGAAAGAAGACCGAGAAGAATTGGTCAAACACAAAGAAGAACTTAAAAGCCAACAAAAAGATTTAGAAAAAGATGAAGATGATTGGCACAATAAGTTAATCAAAGCATTAAAGTACAGAGGTAAACCTGAAGGTGGAGAACCAGAAGAACCAGAAGAACCAAGTAAAAAAGGTTCTAAAACTCGAAAGTCATCACCAAAAAGTTCTGCAAGAAAGTCTGCACCTAAAAAACAATCAGGTGAAAGAACGTCTTCACCAAAATCTTCAGCGAATAGAGTATCAAAAGGTGGCGGAGCAGGTCGTTCAGCTACTGGTGGAGGTGCAGGTAGTTCATTAGCAAGTTTAGGTGTTGGTATTGCTGCCGGTGCTGGCGCATTGGGTATAGCATCTAGTGTAATCGCTAAAGAAGAAGGATTACCAAAAAAAGGAAAAGCAT